ACACTTGCGGACAATGTGGAAAAGGCAAAGCGCGACCCATCTTTCCTTCCAACCGTTCTGACGAAGGATTTCAACATCCCGGAGAATACGGCATCTGCTTGGCTGACCTACGAAGCGGCGGTCAATGAGACCGTTGTGCCGCTGGAGTATCTGGATAAATCCTATGCCATCGGTGGCTGTGATCTGTCGGCAACAACCGACCTGACCTGTGCGACGCTGCTCATCCGGAAACCAGGCGACGATAATTTCTATGTCCTGCAAAAGTACTTCCTGCCGCAATCCAGAGTGGACGCTGTGGAGAGCGGGAGCAAGCGGGAGGCTCCGTACCGGCTGTGGGCAGAACAGGGGCATTTGCATATCTGCGGTGGCGCGACGGTGGATTATCATGCGGTGACGCAATGGTTTGTTGACATGGTACGAGAGCACGACATCCGGCCACTGTGGGTGTGCTATGACGCCGCCCTTTCCGGGTACTGGGTGGAGGAAATGACCGGATACGGATTCGACATGGAGAAAATCCGGCAAGGCCCGATCACCTGGACTTATCCAATGAAGAGGTTGGAAGGGCTGTTTGAAGAGCATCGAATTGTCAGCAACAACAATGCAATGCTCCGCTGGTGCGTCTTAAACACTGGTGTCAAGACGCTGAACAAAGACGGGATTAACTCCATCCAGCCAGTGAAAACGGGAACCACGAAACGCATTGACGGCATGGTGAGCCTTCTGAACGCATTCGTCGGGTATTGCTCGCACGAAGACGAATTCCTGCGCTATTTGAGGTGAGGTGGTAATTTGAAACTAAGAAATGCGATCAAAGCCATTTTCGGAGGGATAAAACAATACATCACCTCTGTATGGCGCGAAATTGGCGGCTATACATCACGGTTTTCTAGCTTCGGGAGTGATGTGTATGCAAACGAGGTTGTAAGGGCTTGCATACGAACGCTTGCGGAACATACCAGCAAGGCAAATGTCAAGGTTCTGCGGGACGGTAGACAGGGAGATAAGCGGCTGGAACGAATGATCCAGTACCGCCCGAACATCTACATGAACGGAAAAGATTTCCTCTATAAGGTGCGGACGCTGTTGGAAATCCACAATGTTGTTTTTATTTACATCATGCGTGACGATTTTGGGCGGTGTGTTGGGCTATATCCTATGCCGACGGCTCAATTAGAGGCGGTCAAGGTAAACGATGGCTTATATATCAAGTTTTATTACCCGTCGACGGTAATGTGCCACTCTTGGGAAGATTTAGCGGTGCTTAGGAAGGACTACAACACCTCGGATATCTGGGGCGACTCCAACAGCGCAATTTTAACGAGCCTTGACCTACTTAACACAACCAACGAGGGTATGGCAAACGCTATCAAGTCTACGGCTAATTTGCGGGGAATTTTAAAGACCACTAAGGCCATGTTATCGCCCGAAGACGCGAAAAAGCAAAAGGATATGTTTGTCGAGGACTATATGGCACTCAACAATTCATCCGGCATTGCCATGTTAGATGCCACGCAGAGCTTTGAGCCGATAACCATGCAGCCACAGATAGCAAGCTACAAAAACATTGAGGAACTGAGAAACAATATATATCGGTACTTCGGGCTGAATGAAGACATCATCATGTCGAAAGCCGATGCTGATAAAAGAGAGGCATTTTACGAGGCAAGGATAGAGCCGTTTTTGTTGGCGTTAAGTTTGGAGCTTACAAACAAGGTATTTACCGACCGCGAGCGTGGCTTTGAAAACGAAATCATGTTTGAGAGCAACAGGATGAGCTACATGAGCATGAGAGAAAAATTGTCGCTGTTGTCTATGGTTGACAGGGGCGCAATGACACCTAACGAGTGGAGACAGGCTCTAAACCTTGCGCCATTAGAGGGCGGCGATGTGCCTATTAGGAGACTTGACACTGCACCGACCACAGTAATGACAGAAACGGAGGACGAAGATGATAACGAAGGACAGATATTATAGACCGTTTGAGGTGCGGCTGTCTGACGAGGAAATGCGCGTCGAAGGATATGCCGCAATTTTTGACGCTGAAACCGTGATGTATGAATATGACGGAATCCAATACAAGGAAGTTATTGACCGAAACGCATTTAACGGTACGCAGATGCAGGACGTAGTAATGAACTACAATCACAGCGGAAAGCCTGTTGCGAGGACTAAGAACGGTACTTTGCAATTGATTATTGACGATATTGGCTTGAGAGTGTCGGCAGACTTAGGCGGCACACAAGAGGCGAGAAACTTATACGAGGAAATAAAGGCCGGGTACATAGACAAAATGTCTTTTGCGTTTACCGTAAACGCTGACGAGTACAACAGAGACACGCACACAAGGCGAATTACAGGTATCAAGCGGCTTTATGATGTTGCCGCTGTTGATATACCGGCATATGACACCACATCGATTCAGGCGCGGTCATTCTTTGAAGCGGAGGCTGAAAAGGAACGTGCGGAGGCACGGGCGGCTCTTGAATTGGCAAAGGCTAAATACAACTACGGAGGGATTAAATGAATATCGAGGAAATGACCCTTGAACAGATAACCGCGAGACTTGCGGAACTAGACGAGGAAGTAAGAGTGGCTACTGACGCGGAGGCTGTCAACAAAGCCGCTGACGAGAAGAAGGAACTGCTGACAAGGAAAGCCGAATTGGAGGCTCTTGAGCAGCGCAAGCAGACCGCGCTGAACATTCAGAACGGTATTATTTCGCCCAAAATCATTGACACAAGAAAGGAAGATAAACCAATGGAATTTGAGAATATGAGGCCGGAAGATATCCGCGCGACCGAAGAGTATAGAAGCGCGTTCCTCAAGGGATTGCAGAACAAGCCGCTGACCGACCTTGAAAAGAGAGCCAATGAAATGGCTTCGACCGATGTATCTGGCGTAATTCCGACCATGACGCAGGAGCGCATCTTCAACAAGCTCAAGCAGTATGCGCCGCTTATGAGCGAGATTACACTCTTGCAGGTTCCTGGCAACGTGACCTTCGCGATTGAGGGCACCAACAACGCCGCCGCGAAACACGCAGAGAATACACTTATCGAACCAGCCGGTGACACCATGATGTCCGTAACCCTGGCCGGGTTTGAGATCGTCAAGGTACTTCGCATCTCCAAGACCGTGCAGGCTATGGCGATTAACGCTTTTGAGAGCTGGCTGGTTGATATTCTCGGCGAGAACATTGCAGCTAAGATTGGCGAGTACATCATCTACGGTAGCGGCAGTTCCGAACCGAAGGGCATTGATTATGCTGCAACTTGGACTGATACCAGCAACGCCGTCAGCCCTGCCGGCACGAAATACCCGACTGCCGCTGAACTTGTCGAGCTGGTTTCCTACCTCAAAGGTGGCTATCATCGCAATGCCAAGTGGCTCATGAACAGCACCGACTTTTGGGGTGGCATTGTTGCAGCTCAGGACAACAACAAGTTTAAGATTCTGACCGACGACTATCAGCGTCTGCTTGGTTATCCAATCCTGCTTGATGACAATGTTGCTTCGGGCGACATTTTCTTCGGTGACTTCCGCAAGGTGGTTGGCAACCTCTCGCAGAACATCACGGTTGACCGCTCCACCGAATCTGGGTTCCTATACAACAGCATTGATTATCGCGGAACGGCTATTTTTGACTGCGACATCGCCGTTGGTGAGGCTTTCGTGAAGTGCGCCAAAACTCTGACGGCCGGAAAGTAAGGAGGCTCTTATGGGAAGATTTTTAGGCAAGCTTTCGTCCGACGCTTTTGGCGTTACTGTGGGCGAAATGAAAATAGGGCATTTCCAGATACCCAATGCGCCCGCTGCTGACGAAGACGGAATCCTTGACGGAACCGCGCTCCCTGCTACTGCTGGCAGCGTAACCACGTTTCTCGCACAGCCGCCCGTGCCGATGAACCTCACGATGGTATGTAGCGACACCCAGACCGGCAAGGCGACGGTCTACGGCACAAACATCAACGACGAGCCAATTTCTGAGGAGTTTACACTGACGTCTGACACACCCGTTGTTGGAACAAAGGCGTTCAAGTCGGTATCTTCAATCGCCCTTCCGCAAAAGGTCGGCACAGAAACCATTGATGTCGGTTGGGGTACAAGCTTCGGTTTGCCGTACTGCCTGACCGCCGACGAGCTGGTTGTTGTAAAGTTGTTCGACAACGCCGCCGACGCGGGAACCGTAACAGTTGATGCCGACGAGGTTGAAAAGAACGTATTCGCTTTGAATGGCACAGCTAACGGCGAGAAAAACATCGATCTTTACATCATCGTATAGGGAGGTATCACAATGGCGGTATCTGCTGCATATTTGGCCAAAATCCGCAGGGCTGTGCGGCGCAACACCGACACGGACGTTGACGCCGAGCTGACGGACATAATTGAAGAGTGCCGCCTTGACCTACAACAGCTTGGGGTACTTAAAACAAAAGCAGAAGATGAAACGGACAGCCTCATTCTTGGGGCCGTCCGTTGTTTCGCACGGTGGAAATTCGGCCTATCAAACGAGGATGCCGAAGCAAACCGTGAGGACTACATGATGCTTCGTGACGAACTGCGGCGCAGAGCTGCTTATACGGAGGAGGCTGAAACCTGATGTATTTCTCCGACAAAATCACTTTGCGTGCTGTTGTAAACGGTGTGGACGCTGACGGCTACCCGACGCAGACCAATACTGATACCGAAGTATGGGCAAATGTCAAGAGTGCATCCAGGGCGGAGTTTTATTCTGCCAATGCGAACAATCTTGACGTAACAATAGCATTCGATGTCCACAAAGAAGATTGGAACGACGCAACACAAGTCGTTTACAACGATAATGTGTATGACATTGTTCGTTCCTACGCTGTTGGACTTGGCGTTGTAGAACTGAACTGCTCGGACAGGGGCGTTGATAATGGCTAAATTCGATTTTGAAATTGATCCGGAGTTTATCAAACATCTTGGACGGTTGGCAGACGTTGACCGAATTGCGCCGCAGATGATCGACGAAGCAATGCCGATTCTGGAACGCAACGTCAAGGCGGAAGTATCCAAACACGTTGTATCTGGCGATTTGCTGAGGTCAATCAAGATCACCAAAGCAAAAAAAGACGAAAGGCGGAGGATACTATGCTTGTGTCAGACCCACAGGGAAAGATAAAAAGGGTGTCCGCAACATGGAGAAGATGGTCTACTTGGAATATGGCACATCTCAACAATCTCCAACGCCAACGCTGACAAAGGCAATTAAAGACAGCGAATCTGCTGTACTAAAAAAGATGCAGGAAGTATTTGAAAGGGAGGTCAAAACATGAATGTAAATTCTCAAGTTATAACAGCATTGACTTCTCTTTCAATCCCCGTTGCGGCGGATGTGTATGAGGGCGCTGCTGATGAGTACATCACCTTCAATTATGCGGATGAGCGGCCTGTGGTACGTGCCGACGATGCGGACATTCTCGATGAAACGACTATCCAAATTCATTATTTCACGCGGGCAAATCCCTTGGCGATGAAGAAAAGAATACGCCATCTGTTAAGGTCGGCTGGCTTTACTATCCAAAACACTCAGCAATTTTATGAGAGTGATACGAAATACTATCACGTCGTTGTTGAGGCTTGGATAGACGAAATCATCGACGATGTAACGGATGACGAAATCTTCATCGCCAAGGGCGGTGTCCTATTTTATGTACAACCGGAGGTATAAATATGGCTAAATTGGGACTTAAATATCCCGTGTATGCTATCGCAACGGAATCCGGCTCAAGCATCAG